CACTTTGTCAAAGTTCTGATTCATCTCTTGCCGGAAAGTTTGCATATCCTGCCGGAACTCCTCACGGCTTAACAGAGCAGCTTGTTCACGCTGCAAGGTTTCGATCTTGCGATCCTGTTCCTTATTGTCCTCGCGAGTAGATTTCACGAACCAGGCTACTACAGCACCGGCTCCTGCAATCAACATGTCAATTAAACCTGATTCGGGCATGATCTACCTCACTCTGGCTGGGTCGGCCAGACAACAGTTGCTGGGAAGCCTGCCTGTGCGCTGATGTCTCGTAGCTCTTGGCGGTAGGTAGCCCACGCTGCTTTGTCTACAGGAGCATCAGCAACCTGTGTCCAGTCTGATGCTGACAGTAGCTTGTTACGCCTCTTGCGAGCATTGGCTGACTGCACAATGCTCTCTAACTCTGCTTGGCTATGAATCATTACACCACCCTCACTTTATAGTTACCTGCGATCAATGCTGTAATCCTTGCCTTATCACCTGCTGGAGCGTCAAAGTCGTAGTCAGTGCCTAGAATGGCTCCCTCGTTCAGCACATTAGCATCGTAGTTAATTGATACACCGTTGGATGACGGTACTGTTGTTCCGCTGGTCAAATTAAAGATGATGGCTAGGTCAAAGTCGTTACCCAGTGTTATTTGATTTGGGTCAGTGACAGCGTCTAGTTGAGTCTTGTTCATCTGGTTTGGATAGGTTGTAGTTCCCATTGTGTATTCGTTTACTTCAACACCATTTAAACCAACAATAAACATTTTAGTGCCGTTTGCGTTAAAGGCTATTGATTGTGGTGAGGTTTCTTCAGCAGAGACACTAAAGCTGTCTACAAATGATGCTGTGGATACATCAAAACCTGTTGACAGAACGTACTCGTTAACGTCATCGCCTGTGCTGCCACAAATAAACATCCGAGTGCCGTCAGTACTAAAAGCTAGACCTCTTGGGTCAGTCTCTTCGGAAGTAACGGAAAAAGCATCAACGTAGGTAGCTGTTGATATGTTAAAAGCAGTTGATAACGTATACTCGTAAACGCTATCGTTTGTAGTACCTACCATGAAGACCTTAGTGCCATCGGAGTTGAACGCTATGTCTTGCGGAGATGTGTCCTGCGACCCTACGTCAAAACTTAAAGAAGCGTAAGATGCCGTTGATACATCAAAGCCTGTAGACAACGTGTATTGGTAAATAAACCTAGCACCTGTTGAATCACTAAGAACATACATCTTGGTTCCGTCAGTATTAAAAGCAACTCCTCTAGGTTGAGTAGCTTGTGCAGAGACACTAAAAGCATCTGTGAATACCGCAGTAGAAACATCAAAGCCTGTAGACAGTGCGTATTCGTTAACGTCATCACCCGTTACCCCGCACACAAACATTTTAGTGCCGTCAGTGTTAAAGGCTAGTCCGCATGGGTCGGCTTCTTGTGCTGATACCGAGAAAGCATCAACAAACACAGAAGTAGACACATCAAAGCCCACAACAAAACTAGCTCCCTCCATAGCCTGAGCCAATGCCGGTAACTCAGCATTTGTTGTGGCGTTAGTCCAGGTCTCGGAAGCGTATGTGCCGTTAGAGTTGTACTGCCATGTGCCTGCGTTATTCCTGACAATGTCTCTAGCACCCAGCGTCTCACTTACAACTGTGTAACTGATGCGGTTGTCGTTTGACAGGGCGTATAGGACTTTGCCGCTACCAGCAGACTCGTTAGCAGTCATGTCGTTAATGTCAACCCAGTAGGTGGTGTCTATAGATGCTTTGGTGTGTACTGGTTGGTAGCCTGATACGGAAATCAATTGGCCTGTGGAATATTCATTAACCTCTGCCCCTCCCCCACCAACAACAAACATCTTTCTACCATCAGTGCTAAATGCTATTCCAAATGGAACCGTGTCTTGAGCCGCTACACTAAAACTACTTACAAAACTTGCAGTAGAAACATCAAAAGCTGTTGATAGATTGTACTTGTTAACATTATCTGACCCAAAGCCTGTAATAAACATTTGAGTGCCATCTGTGTTAAAAGCTATGCCTGATGGGGATGTATCTTGTGCTGAAACAGAAAATACCTGAGTAAAGGTTGCTGTTGAAACATCAAAGCCTGTAGACAAAGCGTACTGGTTAACGTCTTGCCCATTGCCGCCAACAATAAACATTCTAGTGCCGTTAGTATTAAAGGCTATTGCTTGCGGAAGTCCATCTTGTGCAGATATTGAAAACGCATCAACAAACGTAGCAGTGGACACATCAAACCCTGTCGATAGCGTGTATTCGTTTACGTCATCGCCTGTGCTGCCACAAATAAACATCTTAGTGCCGGTAGTGTTAAAAGCTATGCCTCGCGGCTCAGTTTCCTGAGAGGCAACACTAAAGCTGTCTACAAAAGACGCAGTAGATATGTTAAAACCAGTAGACAACGTGTATTCGTTAACGTCTTGCCCATTGTACCCTACAACAAACATTTTAGTGCCTGTTGGGTTAAATGCTATGCCTACTGGCGAAGTGTCTTGGGCAGAAACAGAAAGCACCTGTGTAAACGTAGCACCCGCTATATCATAGCTAGAAGAAAACCCACTCAACTCCAGATCGCCATCAACAGCGTTATAGACTACACCGTACATGTCCCAGTCACCTGATGCGACTTGATTGTAGGATGTAGGTGCTGTGGTCTCTACAAATGCTCCACTTGTAGCTGTGAGGACAAATACACCGCTGTTGGCTTCAATGGTCTTGCCTACGTCTGCTGAGACGAATGAGCCTGTGCCTAGTGCTACCGATACTGCGTCTAGTGTGTATTCATTAACGTCATCGCCGGTAACACCCACAATAAACATCTTAGTACCGCTAGGGTTAAATGCTATTGCCCACGGGTCATTTTCTTGTGAGGATATTGAAAATAACTTAACAAAAGTTGCGGTCGATACATCAAACCCAGTAGACAGGCTATATTGATTTACTTCTTGCCCAGCACCCACAATAAACATCTTTGTGCCGTCAGCATTAAAAGCTAATCCTTTCGGGTCTGAATCTTGTGCAGATACACTGAAGCTATCTACAAAGGTTGCTGTTGAAATGTTAAACCCTGTGGACAAAGTGTACTCGTTAACATCTAAGCCGCCGCCGCCAACAACAAACATTTTAGTGCCGTCAGGGCTGAAGGCCAGTCCTTGAGGATAGATGTCTTGCGCTGATACTGAAAACAGTCTTGTAAAACTTGCTGTAGATATATCAAACCCTGTCGATAAGGCATACTCGTTAACGTCAACACCAGTTGCGCCAACAATAAACATCTTAGTGCCATCAGCGTTAAAACAAAGCCCTGTTGGGTTTGTATCTTGTGAATTGACTGAAAACAACTGTGTAAAGGTAGCTGTTGAGACATCAAATGCCGCTGATAAAGCGTACTCATTTATATCCTTACCAGCAGCGCCAGTTATAAACATCTTAGTGCCGCTAGGATTAAATGCTATTCCCTTTGGTGCAGTTTCTTGTGCAGACACACTAAACGCATCTACAAACACTGAAGTAGAAACATCAAACCCAACAAAGTTCAACGTAGTAGCAGGCGCACTGTTCAACCTTTCATAGTTCTCAGTTGTCGAGTTTACATCCCACTCATTATTGGTCACACCTGTCTGTGGCACTTCTTTAGTCACGCTTACCACTGGTGTCAGCACTGTCTTAGTCAGGCTGATTGTAGACACCTCATTTGCTGTAAACGTCTTGGTCAGCGTACCCAGCGTTGGGTCTGAGTCAATGGTTGCGTACTCAAGCCCTGTAGCACCAGAGTTAACAACCAAAGCCTGACCAGCAGTGCCGAGTGTAGATAAGCCTGTGCCGCCTTTAGCAGTGGTGAGCGTGCCTGTGGTTTGTGTCGCTAGGTTAATTGTTGTGGCGATTGCTGCGGTATCTTGAAACGCTGCGCCGTTATAAACGCGCATGGCAGTTGTCGATGTGTTGAAGTAAATAGCACCTGTCACCAGAGCATTGCCATCATTATCAAGTGTCGGGTCTGATGCCTTAGCACCTAAGAACCTATCATCAAATAAGTCATAACTCGCAGCAGCGTTATTAGCCGCAGTTGTTGCCGTTGAGGCACTGGCAGATGCAGAGCTTGCAGAGCCTGATGCCGCACTAGCAGAAGCCGTTGCACTTGATGCAGAGCCGCTGGCAGAGCTTGCACTTGCTGCCGCGTTAGTTGCGTTGGTGTTTACCTCACCAGCAACAGTATTGACTTGCCCTGACCATGTGTTTGTTGCAGTGATTACAGCAGGCAGTGATGTGCCGTATAAAGTATCTGCGCGACTATCAAAGTTTGCTGGGTCACTTGTTAACGGTGGTGAACCTAGACTCGGAATGCTTTGCGTTATTGTAGTCATCAGACTCGCTCCAGCTCAAAATTCAAAATAACATTTTCGGGATATTGTAAATTGATACTAAAATCACGGTAATACCCAAGCATTGACACCGCTTCAAAGTAACCATCAGTTGCATTATCAATGCCGTACCAGAAGGCAGGCTCTGCGTTAAGCAGGTCTCTCGTTTCGATTATTTTATTGACGGCAATTTTATCACAGAAAACAGTCTGCTTGCTTTTCGGGATATTCCTTCTTTTTACCAAGATCGCATTGCCTTCATCGTCTCTGGTAACAGTTGAAAAGTTTAAGATGTCGCTGATGGCATTGTATTGTGTTCTGCCAAAGATAACTTCACGCCCTACGCCAAGCGCAGCCAGTTCAGCGTTGCCAGATGTTGCAGTCAAAGTAACCGTCACGATGCAGTCGGTATAAGGTGGGATGTTAAAAAAGTTTAAGCTCTTTTGCGTTGTGAATGGCACTGTCAGGTGTTCGTACCAAGTGCGAACAATTCGAGTATTTAAACTGCCCGTTGAGGTAAAGATAGTGCCGCCACCCAGCACACTAGTCACTGTCACTGTGTAGGAGTTAGCCTGTATGCCATCGAGACAGATACTGTCGATTCGTTTGCCTGGTGCAAAAACAACAGTAAATGTCAAAGGCACACTAGTGCGATTGTTTCTGTCGTAGTCAAACAATCGGAAGCGGTTAGTCTTGCCGATATACTTCCATTTTGTGGTGTCGGTCAACGGGTTGCCAGTGTTAGCCGCAACCAGCGATTGGTACAAATCATGATTAGCCAAGTCGGTAACGATGTCACCAAGATCGCAAGATGACCCAGAAGCGTAGATTGGATAAACGATACCAGCATTAGTCCAGTACGCACCTTCTGCAAGGGTTTGCCCGACATTGCCATTCTGCAAAGATCGCCAGACCGTTTGCGGATCACCGTAGACAGATGCAAGGCCAACCAAAGCATTTATGGCATAGGTTGTCCCAGCGTTATACGTTGCTGCAACCTCCTCTGGCACTGTGCTGGATGTGATTGATGTTATCGCAATGGGCGGGATTACTTTCATGCTGCCACCGTTACAAGTGAGTCACCATCTCTGGTCACGCGCAGCAACAAGTCTGCTGTGCGCTTGGTGTAAAAAGCCATGTTACGCATTTCGGTTAGCATATCACGCATTTCGCTCATCATGCCCCCGTTGTTGCGGTTGCGCGGATCACTCGCAGTTAGTACTTCCTCGCCTTTGTGCAATTCAGCCCTAAAACCGTTAAACGGAACATTTCTAATACCGCCGAAACCTATTCCATCTAACCTGCCGCGTTCAGCCTGACCAAGCGTTGCAGCCCTTTCCAACAAGACATCGGCAGAGCCAGAGGATAACAGGAACTCTCTATCAGCAGGCGATACCTGACCGCCAAGAGCCTCGACCCACTGCTTTGTAAACTGGGTTAGTTGCTCAGACATTGGCGCAGATGTTACGCCCCTGCCTTCCTCTGCTGCTGTACCCAAGAACAAGCCACTGCCCTGACCCTTTTCATCAAAGCCACCAAAAGGATTGTTGCTGAAGTTAACATTAAGGCCAGCCGCTTTTGCTATTTCAGTCAGTGAGGCATCGTATTTTCTGAATACATCAATCACTTCATTTGCTGACGCTTGATCTTCCCGTCTCGCAAAGCCAACAGGAGCAAAGCCAGAGGCAAAGGCATCAACAGCAAACTTGCGATCAGCAGATGCACCAGGCGCATCGTGGATCAACAGGCCAGCGTTGCTAGAGGTTGTTGGTTTTTTAGCAAGTGCAGCAGCCGCAGCCGCAGCAAGTGCAGCCGCAGCCAGTAAAGGGTTAGCCATAATGAATGCGGTTGCAGCAGATGCGCCACCAGAGATTGCAGAGCCTACAGCAGCCGCACCGCCGGTTATTGCAGTGCCTACTGAGCCAGCAGCAGAAGCCAATGTTGCGCCTATACCAGTACCAGCAGCAGCACCACCAGCAGTTCCAGCGGCAGCAGTACCAGCAGCCGCAGCACCACCACCAGTTATTGCAGATGTGACAGCCTTTGCAGCAGCGTTTGCAACAGCACTCGTTGCCGCACTAACAACAGATGCGCCAGCAGAACCGCCACCACCACCGCCACTGCTAATGCCGACAAATTCCATCAGCTTAGACGCAGCCCACTCGGCAAGCATTCGCTGGATCATCGTGCTAAATGCTTTGGCGATATTGTCAAAAGCGTTTCTGCCATTATTGAAAATGTCGATAAAGCTTGTGGTCAGGTATTCGTGAGTTCTGGATATTGCCTCTTCTTGCCGTCTTTGCGACTCTATTTCAGCCGCTGCGCGTTGTTCTGAGCCGCGAGTGGATAGCTTAGTCCATACATCAACCGCTTCTTGGTTGCGCTCTGCGGCAGCGGTAGCGGCATCAGTAGCATCTCTCTGGTCATACAGTGAGTTTATTGATGCTTCAATAGCTATCATTTGCTCAGTAGTCAATGCTGTGCCAGCACTCATCACCGCGTTGTAGATTGCTTGTTGTCGCTCGTTCAAAACAAGTTGGATTTCTGCGCGTTTGTTTTCTGTTACCAGTTTGTTTGTATGCTCGACAGCCTTTTCCCTAGCAAGGTTCAGTGCTTCTTGTGCAGCCTGGCTAGATTTTAACTCTGCCCTTTCATCAAACAGTGCAGATGCAGATGCAATGATTGCTTCTTTCTGGTCGTCTGTTAATTCAATGCCTTTAATTTTTGTCGCATTAAGGATAAAAAGTTCACGCTCAGACAGTTGCAGTGCAGCCCTTTCCGCATCAAGTTCTGTAACCTTTGCCATAATGGCTAATGATGCTTCTTCTTCGGCAGCAGTCATTGCCACAATTGCAGTAGTTGCGGTTGTTGTACTGCCACCCATTGCTGTGATTGCAATTTCAAGCTCTGCTATTTCGCGCTCAAGGTTTAATGCTTCTGCTGAGTTTTCACCCATTGCCGCAGTAATGTTCTGGTGATTTGCGCGTGATGATACAAGCCTGCCTTGCAAGTCATCTAAACTGCCGACATACGAGGACAATATCCGATTGTGGTTTTCTTCTGTTCTGGCAAGCGCAGCAGTTTCAGCCTCAAGTGCTTCTGTCTCCTGCCGGTTGTCGTACATCATCTTGCCAAGCACTGCCAGCGTTGATACAACACCGACAATGATGCCAACTGGACCACCAAGCAGCGTTAAGGCAACACGCAAAGCACCTGCCGCAGTGGTTGCCACTGTCATACCGCCGACTGTTGCAGACATCGCCCCGACAAGGCCAACAACACCTTTTGCAGCAAACATTGATGCAGCAATACCGGCAACCGTTGCAACCGTATCAAGGTTCTCTGACAGGAAAACAAGCGCAGCACCAGTTGCACCCACGACACCTTTGACAGCCTCGCTTGAGCCAACAAACTCCATCATGTTGTTGTTGGCAACAGTCATATTCTGCTCAAAGGTTGCAGACATCTTTGTAAATGTCGCATCAATCTCGCCAGAGGCTTGCTGCAATGCTGTAACAACAATCTCAGCAGTAATGCCGCCTTCTGCCGCAAAGTCTCGCAGCTCGCCACGGGTCATTCGCAAACTGTCAGCAATGGCCTGCATCAGTATCGGTGATTGCTCTGATACTGAGTTAAATTCATCGCCGCGCAGTGCGCCTGCTGCCAAGCCTTGTGATAACTGTGTAATAGCGTTTGATGCTTCCTGTGCGCTTGCACCAGAAACCGCAAATGATTTGTTGATGGTATCTGTGAGGTCGATTAACTCAGCCTGATCGAGATTTAGGTTGGCCGTTGCGCGTGACAGCCTTGTGTACAGTCCAGCCGTAGCCTCAAAACTAGCGCGTGAGTCGTTAGCAACTCGCATCAATACTGCTTGGGTTGTAGACAGGTTTTCTGTAGCACCCTGCACAGTTTTAAGCTGGTTGGTTGCGTTTTGCCATGCGTCAGCGTATTCGATAGCTTGCCGAACAACCATTGATCCGCCCAGCGCAACTATTGCCGCTCCAGCAGCCTTTGCGGCACTTGTTAAGCCGCCAGTGGTTTTAGTGAGTTTATCGGTAGACTTGTCGGCATCATCGCTGGACGCAGCAAGGCCATCCAGCGATTTGCGACCTTTATCGACTTCGGAGCTATCGACCTTAATTCGTAAAGTAACGTCAGTCACTATCAGCCCCCATAAATACTAAGTCTATTCGCCTAAGAGCAATGCGCTCCCATAGCTCTAATTGTATCGCATAAAACCAACAGAAATCCTGTACATCTTGAGCTGTCATTGCTTTGCGGGTTTTAGAATCTATCAGGCTGCGTATTTGGCAATAATAATCCCAAACATGTAGCCCGTACTCTGGTGCTGGTACTGCGTCAGCAAGTTGGTCTGGGATAACGCCTGTTTGACGCTTGATGCTCTCTAAATGTACCCGCAGTGCAATGCCATCTTCTTGTGGTGTCGCCAGCGTTATTTCTGATCGTGCATAATTTACAAGCCCTGCAATCAGGGCATCATAAAATTTGCGTTACTATGTACCGCAGCATCAACCTGCTCTTTTACCCACGGTAAGCTGACAGACTTGTAAAGCTCAATTGCAGCATCAAAAGAAAACTGCTGATCTTTGCCGTGAAAGAATATTGTCCGTGAATCATCAGTGCGCCAGCCTAAAGTAGAACGAGCCAGCAGTTGTGTACCTCTTTCGTTTGCTTCGGTAACAATATCCATTTTTTCTTTTTTGTTAGCCGCAACCTTAATTGACTGGTTCGATACCTCGCGAACAGCAGCTTGGTATCTTTCAGAGTAACGGCCAACAACAGTGATAAAGATGCCAAGCCCCTGACCGTTGACAGGGTTCTTTAACTCAACATCAACACCCTCATTTGATTTTGTGCCGAGATCAAACTGATCCAAGCTCATCGCTTTCTTGTTCATTCGTATATCCTCGCGGTTTGGTTTAATGCCCTTACCGCCCCGCCGCTAGTCCGCGAGGACTAGTTGGCAGGACGGCAGGTACTCGGTTAAGCAACAGCACTGTCTTGGATTGTGATTGTTGTTTCGTCAAAGGCCAAAGCAGCACCGCCGTCTACGTTCAGTCGCGCACTAAAAGGATACGTACGCATAATTGCATCGCCATCATCTGGTGAGTCACCAGTAATTCGGATTTTCGGTATTGAGAAGCCCATGAAGTCAGCAGCATCAGTCTCATCCGCAGCAGCAGCAACAATCAGGCTGATTTCAGTTTCTGCATCATAAAGCGCAGAAAGGGTTTGATCACGCAGCATTGCCATGAACTGACCAGTCACCACGATCTGATTACGGAACACATCACCAGACTCATTGCTGCCGATCTCTGCGCCTGTTGGTGCTGCACCATTAGCAATTTGTATATTCACAGCAGTCACAGGAATTGCAGTGCCATTGATGAAAATACGACCATTGATGGATGCAATGATGCCGGTCTGCGTTTCAGCAGTCGGAGCAGTCATTACCTGTGAGCCAGACAGTGCGCGTGACAGGCCAGCCAGTGTAGCTGACATTGTTGCGTTGCCGCTTGCAGGCAGGTCAAAGGTTAATCCCGAAACGATCATGTCACTAAAAAGATCAGAGTCGGTCAGGTCAGAATAGTATTCTTCAACCTGTAAATAATCCTTTGTGTGACCAGTCAATGGCGGTTTTGCTTTCTTGCCTGGCAGTGTGAAGGTAACAGAGTCGCCTGCTGATGCACTGACAATGGCATCACCATTCAGAAACACACCAGTCATCACGGTTGCGGTCAGGCCAGTGATCAGGAAGTTCTTGGCATTGTTTGCTGCTGCGGTTGATGTGAAGCCTGTCCATCTGCCGACATCACCAATCTTCAGACCAGCAGTCAGGTAGCCGCCAGAAGCATCAGTAAATGTGCCAGCGGATGCAGGAGTTACATCAGTGCCAGCAGCATAGGGCGTTGTGGCAGCAAATGCCGATTCAAGCATTGCTTCAACGAGTATCTGGTAGGTTGCCGAGGACAGCTCACCGTTGATTGTGCCTGATGCTGACTTGAGGCCGTAGTTTTGACCGCTTGACTGGTGGTCAGAACGAATCTCGTTGCTGCCGTACATGTCACGGCTTGCGTTGAATATACTGGACGTTCTTCGCAGAATTTGCCCAGTAGCAGAGCCAGGTACGCCAAGCCCTGTTTGTTTGCGGATGGTGGTTTGTTTAGCAATCTTCTGAGCAATGGCCATGATGGCTTACCTCACGTTGGAATAAATGATCTGAATCTGATTTTCACCAGCACAGTATAACGGTTGTCTTCGATGCCGGTTGTTTCTATCTCCGGCGTTTCGGTTATGTTGACAGTGACCCCGCCACTGCTAACGGTTGACGCTCTTTCAAAGTTCGTGCGTATAAGCTCTGCTCTGGTCATCGCCGCTGACGATCCTGTGTTCATTGGGTACATCAAGCGCACTTGCATGTAGCCCAATTCCTGATGTGACCTGCCGATTTCTGTGTTGTCAGGTCTGGCAAATAACACATTGCATATTTGATACGGAACCGTAGCAGCAGGCGGCTTAAATGGCGCGTTTTCAAACGCCGTAGCAAGTGCTGGCGTAATGCCGTTCAGCCTTGCCTCCAGTGCTGCGCGAATAGATACCGTACTCATGCCTGTGCCACCGCCCTTGTGAATATCTCAGGTAACTCAAGTTCAATCCTGCCAACAATGCCTTGTGGTGCTTGCCTTGACCAACCATTTTCAATTCGCTGGGCATAAGGCACATTATTAGCAATGTAATGCACACCAGCCTTGCCATGTGCCGAACTCATTATAGCAGCAAGAGTCTTTTGCCCTGATGGATCAATATCATTTATGTAACCCACTGGTGGCGAGTTAAAGCCGTACACCCAGTTTCTTCTAAACTGACCGCCAGCGTAACCAGGTGGTGGCGGGTTTATCCAGTATGAAGGATCACCAACTGGCGAATTAAAGATTGCCCTGTTAGCCACCTCAACAACAACTCGGCGCACAACCTTTTCCATTGTCTGCGGCATCGTTTGCTTACACCACTTTGACATATCGGAAGCAAAACTCACGACAGCCTCACATGCAACTCAAACAGCACATCTGTGCCAGCTGGGTTGGTTGGCTTAATGGAAACAACCGTATACTGCTCACCCTGAATTGTGTAGATGTCAGTCAGTGCCACTGCCGCTGTTGCATCGAGCAATAGTTTCCTGTCATTGATTTCCACAAGATTGCCGCGAATGTATTGCTCTGATGTCTTGCTGTAATTAAGCAGTGCGCCTTTTCTTGTGCTGGTTGATGTTGTCGTTGTTGCAGTACCAGTTGCCGGATCATACGCGCCAACAGTCACTACTGTGCGCGTGACAGACTGCCCTGCTTGAGTCAGCAGGCTAGTCGATACCGCTTGCAAGGCAACATAGTCAAAGCTCATTTTCGCACTACCTGATTACGAACATTGCCCAGCAAAGGAGCCAGCCGACCATCTACAGCAGGGAATCTGCGACCCTGAAAACTATATTGATCATATTCAACTTCCAGCACATCAACCTTCTGCCGCTTTACAACCTGCCCTTGTTCGCCGTATAGAACACCTGTCAGCGTTGCGTAGGCAAGTTCAGCCTGTGCTGCTTTGACTTCTTCTGGCACTTCATTCGATGGGTAGTAAAGGAAGCCACCAATCACCTGTGCGCCGTTGCGGGTTATAAACTGGTAGTCAGCATACTCAACCCAGTTTCTCGGCCAGTCTAGTGCTTGGGTTGTGTTGACACGTTCGCCTTTCCACCGCATCCGGTACTTTTCAACCAGGTACTCAGCAGATTTGACCATTGCTGCTTTTTTCTCGCCTATGCTCAAATTACCCCAGACCTGATTGCCGCGTCTCGCATGGTAATCGTTAGCATAGTTGATTGTTGCATAGCTGACAGCATCAGACTTTGCAGTGCCGTCCTCAACAATAAACCAGTCATCAGGTATCGTTACTGTCTCAGCACTAATGGCTGGCAATGAGTCCCCGCTGTTGTTGGTAGCGATAACCCGAACCCTGAGCGTATAACCTGTGTCGTTGGCAGTGATAATGTATTGGTTGTTAGTTGCGCCTGCAATATCAACAATGCTGTCGTTGACTCGCTGCCACTGGAAAGCAAAGCTCGTTGGTGTCGGCGACCATGTGCCAGTTGTTGCCGTCAGTGTATAACCGACCTCAACTGTGCCGCTGATTACTGGTAAAACGCTGTTGACAGGAACGGCCATCAGATCACCTCAATCGACCCATGTTTGATTTGCAAACGGTAGTCGTTTAGCCTGCCAGTAAATGTTTCGCCCACTTCTTTGCCATCAACAGGACGCACAACCTTAAGCATCACAGCATCACCTGATGGCTGCTCTACCTGCTCAACAACGTCTGCTGTTTTACGCTTTGTCGGTTTTTTCATCAGGTACAATCTCCAGTGATTTATGCTTTATCTGTCGCCGCACTTCAAACTCTGGCAACGTCAGTATTGTTCCAATAGGCCATTCACAGCCGCGATAAGTGAATAGTGATTTAACTCTAACCTTAACGCAGCCATCTCTTGCGTCACCTAGTATCTCAGGAATTGCAAATTTATCAAAATTCTCTGTTATTTCGTGCTTTGGATACATTCCAATCAATGCCCCAGAGGCAACACGAACCTGACAACGCACCTCTGGCACAAAGAATTTGTGCATATCAATAATTTTCTTGTCGCCATTATAGCAATCATATCCTGCGATTATAACAGGATGCGCCCCCATTAGGTACGCCACCCAGACTGCCATTACTCCAGAATTAAACATTCTTGGATAACCAGGCCACTTGTGCATCTGATACTGACCCCAGTGCCACGGTGATATTACCGGCGCATCAGAGTATTGCCTTAGGAAATGCCGCATCTCACCCTTGTTTGCTGTGTGGATGTTGTCCATGCAAACAATATAATCAACAGGCTTTAGCTTTGCCCCGTGATTGTTGACGCTTATCCAGATGTCTGCCTCGATGCCTTCAATATCCGATTGCAGGGTCTTGCCGCCACCCATGACGCAGATTCTTTTCCCAGCATGACGCATGATCAGGTCAGCCAGTGGAGCAGTTGGTTCAAAGTGCATGTTCTATGTCCCACGGTCTGGGTTTGCCGTGATAGCACACCACATTGGCATCTTGTGGAATTCCATTAGTGCAATGCCTTTTATAGCTGTACACCTTTGCAATGCGCTGCCATCGTTTTGCTGTGTGCAGGTGCTGGTTCAAATAGCCCTGATCACCGAGCGTTATATTCTGGCTGATGTGTTTGCCTGGTGATTTAATCCAGTGATCCCAAATTTTAAATCTTGTTTGCTCGGTAAGGTACATCAGGCCGGAACCAATCACATCAGGGTTACCAAAGTCAGTCAGCACACAATCGCCTTCTGGTATTTCAGGCATCTGGATAACCGTTGTATCGAGGTCAAAATAGAAAATGTCGCCTTCAATATCTGGGCGAAACATCTCCATTTTGCACCACCATGACGGCCAGTTGTAGTGCATTGGTATGACAGGCAGACCATGTATAAACACATCGGATATGCAAAAAAGGTCAGGAACCATGCTGGCAAGTCGCCGCACATGTTCTGGGTTAAAATCGCCACCTGATTTAAGAACGCAAAGATTCATCAAACACCGCCAGCGTCAGGTCGCAGCCGTAGCGCGGATATTGTACGTTGATAACCTGATACGGTCTTTGGATCATCTCAGCGTATTCTGACAGCTCACGATTAAAGACAGGCGGGTTGCCTGGTCTTCGCCATTGTCTGCCCATGATCTCGCCAATCACTATTCGCTTGTATTGCTTTGCCAAACTGATCACGTTTTCTATTTCGTAGTCAGGCACATGTAGCAAGACAGTGTACGCAAGAAACGTATAGGCATGATAGATGTAGCCTATGGCATGATCATCGGTATATTGATAAGACGGATTGTTTAGTCTCGCTGCTTTGATTGCAGAATAGTTTATGTCGTAGCCAACATATTGATCAGAATTAAAAGCTGGCGCAAGCCGACCATCGCCGCAGCCAAACTCGAAAACATAACCTTTGATTGCTTTTTGTAAGGCAGGAAACAGATTTACTTCGGGGAATCGTTCGCCCAGCGGAGTAATGTGCTGCAACTTTTCATTGCTCGCCCAATACTCCGCTGGAGTCACGTTTAAGCAGCCTGACCCAGTGTCAACACGCCAGCAGTGTGCTTCACGCTGGTAGCGATCTTGGTCCAGTTGCTGCCAGTGCCAAGCTCTGCATCAGTCGGTGATGCAACAGACTTGCTCCAAGCGTAGCCCTTCAGACCCAGACCAAACGTGTAGTCAGCCTGCATGGTAGTCTTGATGCGCTGACTGCCGTTGCTGGTTTCTACGTTGGTGATCAGGTCGCCAGCATCGTGTACAACAATGCCGCTTTGTGCCAGTGACAGAATCTTGATGTCATTGGTGGAAGTTGCAGGAGTCTCACGCAGTGCAGGAGCGTCAGTCACAACGATACGCTTGCCCAGAATCTCGACAACAGTCACAGTGCCAGCTTGGAAAAGCTCTGCGCCGTTAGTCAGGTTCTGACCGATCAGCTTGTGATACATCACGCCGTCCATCACATCACACACCAGCAACTGGCTGGAATCGCCAAACAGTGCGTGTGAGTTGTTGATGTCGTTGTAGGTCAGATCACGGCCAGTGCCGATGTCATTCGTGACCGTTGCGCCGAGGTTCTCCATTGCAGCGATTGCTGATGCGATACCAGCGTTCAGCATGTCACGCAGCATTGCCTCAGCCATGTTGCGGGAGATAACTTCAACAGCAATAGTCGGGTTATCACCGACCCAACGCAGTTGTGAAGGTTCCCACTCAATTGGACCAAAACCGCCAGCAACCTTTGCAGTCACATGCTCAAGCTGTGCAAGCTGAGTGCTTGATGCGCTGGTGTTGGTGGCGTAGCGATCTACACGGCGTTGTGCGCTGTGCAGGCTGGAGAACATTGACTTCAGGAAGAAGTCGCCGTCAAAGCCTTGCGTAGACAACTGGATGCCGCCGTTGCTGGCTGCGTTAAATTTCTCGACCATTTGGGCAACAGTTTCAATTGTTGCTTCTCGGACGTACTCGTTAAACACTTTCATGTTGGTTAGAGCCATGATAATTACCTCTTAGGTTATGGCGTTAAGTCAGGGAATTTTGTGGCGAAATATGCTGCTCGTTCAACAGGTGAGCCATCAATTCTGCCTTTTATCGAGGCAGCCCCGCCGCCATTTCCACCAGTGGCTCCACCACCAGAGTTTGCAGGTGCTTGGACAAAATGCTTGCCTTCGTCACCCGCTGCCCATTCCTTCACATAGTCCGAAAGGGCTTTATCACCGATCTTTGCAATTCGCGCATCACCTTCGACAACGATTTGCACATTTTCCTTCAACATGGCCTGTACTGCTTTCAGGTGTGTTGGGTTTGTCACTCCAGCCTTAGACAGCTCTGCTGTAAGGCCGTTTTGTATCAAAAGCTGGCGAGTGTATTTTGACTCTGAGTCTAGAGCATTGCTTTTCTCTTCAAAATTCTTGGACAAATCTTTGTACTGCTTTTGCAGTGTTGCGTTATCAGCTTGCGACTTTTCTAGCGCAGCCTCTAAACGCTCAACCTCTGCTGGATCAACGGACTTGCCGTTGCGCTCGTTTCTCTTCAAGTCTGCCAACAACTGCTTGTTATGGTTCTTTAAGCCTTCAGTAGCAGTAGCAACCGCCTCGTCAACTATTGCTTTTATTTCTGGTGTTATTTCCATCGTTTGACCCCTGGTCATGGCCTCTGGCCTTAATTGTTTCTCTCTTTAAGCTGTGCAATCGTTAATGGCCTACCTCTGCCATTGACTAAATCGTTCAGCGTTATCTCACCTTTACGATACATCTCTGCGCGACCTTTGCCAAGTATATCATCTTGACGATCTTGCGTCTGCCGTGATAGCCAGCCCTCAAAAGTCAGTGAAGCCTTGACCTGTCCTGTCTCTGACGCTCTTGTTCCACCAGGCTCGCCATCAAGCACAACCGGAATCAACAAGCATCGGCAGTTAAAGTGCAGCGGGTAACTTGGCATTGGCGAACTGTGACCGCCATAGGGTTTGCCAGACTTCTGCCACTCTTTACCATCTAATGGCGCACAGACTAAACAGGTGCGCGAATCAAGTGTTGCGACTGCCCTATAACGCAGGACGATGTCATCATTGTCCTCCATCACCTTCATGCGAGCATCGTTGGCAATGGTCGCTGTCGATGTCTGCACCAGTGCCGCTGCGTTGCTGCGCGATACATCCATGACTTGGCGCACACGGTTTATGATCTGCGCGTTAGTCTCAGCCCCTGCAATACCTTGCCTCACTGCTGCCGCAAACTTAAATTGTACATCAGCAGACTGCTTTGCCCAAAATGCACCCTGTGTCGCACCTTGAATAACAGCATCGGTTGCTATTTTATCCAAGACTGCTGCTGCTGGCAAAACAGCGTCTCTGCTAATGGATGACGCAGTTACTTGTGCTGCGACCTTTGCAATCTCATCGGTATCTGATATTGACTGAATGGCGATACGGTCATAATACTTTTCTATCAGAGCCTGTGCTTCTTTTAATTGCTTGTTTGCCCTTGCCCTGCCCCACTCGGTCATCTCGCCTGCGAGTTTGCCAATCAGCTCACGTTCTAACTGGCGCAGAATGCGGATTACGTTCTGACTGACACCTTCAGATGCCCTGAAAATGTCCAGCTGTAACGCAACTGCCGCATCAAATTGTTTGTTCATCAATCAATCCGCTGGCTGTTTATCCGTTCCTGCTCAACTTCAAAAGTGACACCCTGAGCAATGATTTCACCATCTTGCAAGTTATCGAACAAGGTCTGGTTAGAGATTGCGCCTGATTGCCAGGAGCCGATAAGTGCAGTCAATTCCTGTGCTGACATTCTGATTGGTACAAAGTCGTTGTTAAGAGTATATGCAACAGGTGCATTAAACCCAGCCCAACGCAAAAACGTAGTCAGTGCATTAGTGACTGTAATGTTCATGACCTGAGTCATTGCCGCCAGTTGCGACTGTTCACCCGATTGCCTTGTTTTCTGCGTTTCTGCTGATTCGACACTAGACTTCTGCCCTTCCAGCATTCTTGCGCCAAGCACTGCCATCTGTGATTTTTTATCTTCAAGGTTCGTTCGCAGAGCAGGGAAGTCGCCTGTTGTTTCAACGTAAAATGCCTTCGCCATCGGGTCTGGCAGGCAGTTTGCTGACGTTCCACCCAATGTGATAGGCGGGTCACCTTGTTCCATTCTGTGACCAGTGATAAACAAAGTTGGTAAGCCTGAGAAGTGACAAGCGTGTTCATAGTCAGATGTGACCATGTAGTGCGCCAGGTTCATATCAACTAAATCCAGCAGCGGAGGTGAGCTGACTGCGGAACTTATGGAGTCAACACCAGCAAAGTAAAAAGGTATTCTTCGCATCGGCTGATTGTTCATCAACGGATATAAATCTTCACCAATCTGATTATCGGCATTATCAACTCGCTGGTACACTCGTTGGCGGTATCCTTCAGGCGTTAAATCAAGCACCCTGAAAACTGTCTGCATCTCGTGTGAATATGGGTTCTGCTCCATAGCTTTTTCTTCTTGCAAAACTACAAGTGTTAGAACTTCCGCGCCATTAATTCGGGTTGTGCGCCAGTTGATTATTGCTTTTTCAGTATAGTGAGCCATTAAAGGTTGCCCACCTAACAGTTCTGCGCCAGCAAGAGTAAACCCGCCAGGGTTAGCAATGGGCGGGTAATCAACAAGAATGCCACTTCTGCCTGTCTTAAGCACACGCTCAAATATGCTCTGAACAAAGACATCAAGTGGTGTGCCAGCTAGATCAACATTATCTATAAAACGCTTTGCACCTGCTGGTGCAACAATGTTTGATGGCTTGCGAAATACCATACCCTTCAGGCCAGAGATGGTTCGCCAAGTAGCATTAAAAAATGGAGTTCTCTTCAGCCTTGTCTCGTAGTCGTTTTGCTCTTCAAAGCGCAATCTTGGCAGATAAGCAGTATTTTTCTCATGGATTTTATACTGGCCTTCTGAGGCATCAATGCACCGATCCCACAAAGGCAGGTTCTTTTCATAAGCCGGATGTGGCGTTGATACGCCGGTATAGTTCTTTGTGATCATATGCCTGCAATCCTCGCCTGTGATATTGGGCGAACCAGTGGGAATCTCCTGTGCAGGAAATAACCCATTGAATCTGTGTAGTCATCAATGGACGGGTGATCGTTGTATTTCTCCGGCTCACCCTTCGCATCGTAGCCTTGCGACTCAAGCGCATCTGTCAGCATTGGGCATCTGTCAGTGTTAATACTGATGCGATCATGTGCAAACAAAGCGTTGACTGCGTTAATTCTATCACGAATTGCCGGATTTGCATTAGGAGCGTCCACACGGTAGCCAGCCTGCTCTATTATCTGAATATCAGACTGGCTTGCGTTGGTTCTGCCAGCCCTGCCTGATGCGTCTGGGTAGACAGTTATCATCCGGCCGCCTTGCCTGTAGCGATCCAGCCTGTTGCAGATGTCGCGGGTATCGTGAGCCACAAACTCATCCACTGCCACGGGCTTATTGTTCTCGATCAGCCAAAGGTTAGCAGCGCAGCCGCCAATGTTAAAATCCAGTCCGACATAGATTGCCCTGTCATCTGCTGTCAAAACCCTTGTTGTGTGATGCTTGTGCCGGTCAAAGAAATGGTACACCTTGTTCTGGCTTAGACTAACAAAATCGCCGTTAAGGTACATCTCTGCCAGCAGCGGGTCGTAGTTTTTGCGAATATCCTCAATGTACTTTTCTGGCAAGTAAATATTTGATGATGTTGCTGCTTTGATTAGATGATAGCCATCTTGTGCTTTTTTGACCCACTTTTGGTAAGTGAAGCCGCTAAAGCCCTGATCTGGTGTAGTTACGTTGCCCATCGTGTTCTGTTGGCCGCAGTTCTGCCGGTTGCGCTCTGCTGCCTTGCGCCAGACTTCTTCAGCCTTGTCCTTTGGCAGTGTGTCAAGCTCGTCCACGATGCTGTGTGCAACTTCATAAGCCACGATCCTGCTTGGCTTGTCATAGCTGCGGAAGATCATCTTGCCGTAGCCTTTGATCTTTATCGTGTAGCTGGAATTGTTGATTGTGTGCTTAAGGCCAAGCTCTGAAATAATTTTTTGTGCGCCTGGCATTGCTCTCAGTTTTAGCAAGTCATAAGTCGGCATGTAATAGGCTGTGTCAATGCCTGGGGTTTGCAGCATCTTAAGCAGGTTTCTGACTATGCCAGCTTGGGTTTTGCCTGCACCAAGTCCGGCCACCATAGCTGGATAAGGTTGTTCGCAGAACACAAACTCCTCTTGAGGTTCAGACAGGCTTAGTCGCACGGACTATCTCAATTGATTTGCTTAAAATCTCGTCATTGCCGACATCTGGGTTTGTTCTAAACTCGTCTGGCATTCTGTTCTTGAGCCAAAAAATGCAAGCGGTTGTGTCTGGCGGGTAATGTTTGACAGTCTGGGTTATAACAATTTCACCGTTTATGA